CCCAGCAGTTCCAGTATAAGTAGAGCCAACTCCAAGTCCAAAAAATACATAGATGCCTATGCCGTTTGTTGTAAGCCAAGTTCCAGACGTATCTCCAGCTATCGTTACAGTCTTTTGTTCCCATGTGTTTGCAACAGAAATTGTGTAAGTAAACGGATAGGAGCGGTTAAAAGCACTATTTGCTAAAGCCCCACCAAAAGTTCCGGTTAATGAACTACGCACATAAAAAGAAAAAGTTATTGTTTTTGCAGACGCAGTACCCCAATCTAAATCAGAAACATTTAAACCCTCAATCATTTGACGAACGTCAAATTCGTCACTACTGAGTACTGAGTATGCAGAAGATGATGTAACTCCAAGATAATTTACAAACCCAGAAGGCGGTGTTACTGCCCCAGCATTACGTTGAATAGTAAATTTACTTGCCTGTGAAGCGTATGCAGCCCATCTATCTACTGTATAAACACCTCCAGATATATTGGTCACACTCGCCCCAGCATTACGCTGATCTACCCGCATATCACCATTGATAATGCGGTTGCGTAGAAATGACGACGATGGAACAAGGCTACCTGTAATTGTAGTGTTTCCAGCCACAGTTACAGCATTGCCAAAGGACACGTTGCCACTGGCATCTGTTACCATGTTGGCGGTAGCAGATGAGGCGTTCTGGAAGTTGGTAGCTTTTACGGTACTCATGGTGTTACCTCAAGTGCTTTTAACTCGTCTAGTGTCGAGCAAGTGTCTACCAATGCAGTGACATCCCTTAGACGCTGCTTCTCTGCAACGATGGCTGCGGTGTCTGCACTGCTCTCAAGCGCACGTTGGAAGGCTACGTCCTGAGCGGCGAGTAGTGGCTCACGCTCTGCCCGTAGACGCTGCTTGGTAATGTCCTTGGCCTTGGCGATGTTGATCGTGATCATGCAGAATACTCCCACGCATTGCGGAACGTGCGGTCGGATGGAATGTCGGACACGTCTACAATCTTGAATGGCTTACCAGCAGGTACGTCCTTGGCAGCAATTTCCTCAATGGTCATCGTCTCAAGAGCCTCTGGAGCGGGGATGAGGATGGAGACTCCACCGTCGTCGTTTGGGTATATAACATAATTCATTGGGCTATCCTTTTAGCGGAAGATTGCTACCATAAAAAATGCTTGGTCGTTTGCACCTGAGGTAGTAGGAATTGTTGCAACTAAACGAACTGCTGCTGCCGTAGGAACTGCTGCTTGAGTGTAAAGATTTCCCATTCCGTTTGGACTATCCGTTCTAGAAGAATTGCAAACAGCAGCATAATTTACATCTGGCATCGCAGTCGTGAAGTTGACCGTGTAATCACCCGTGCCGTTATCCGTAATGCTTGTAACATTACCTGAAGCACGAATAGCCACTGTACCCGTGCCGTTAAAGTTTACCCACGCACGGCAGCCGTATGCCACCGTTGCGGAGCCGTAGCCGGAGTTGAACGACATATCCCCGCTGATAGTAGTTCCTCCGCTGATAGTAGCGCCTGCTGTGCCATCAAGTGTTATGGTCATGCCCAAGCTCCTACGGAAATGTTAGCGCCGGACGCGCCGATTGGGTAGATCAGGAAGTAGCTGCCTGCAAGGGTTGAATAAGGGCCAACAGACACTGACGTAGTGTATTGTGGGATAAATGGCCCCCCGCCGTTAATAGAGACAGTACCTCTAAATTGCGTTGTCCAACTAAAATTGGCACTTGCAGTGGCGCTACCCAAAGAAGTTGCTGAGGCTGTGTTTGAAGAAAATGAACTTGGGCTGCCTCCCGTACCTGACGAAAAAGCGGAGCCAAAAATATTGGTTAAGCCAGTGTACAAAATATTATTTAATGTTGCTGCTCCAGCAAATCCAAGAGACAAAGTATGTATAGTCGCGGTAGCTGTTTTTGAAAAAACAACAACCATTTCAAACGCATAAACCGTTGAGGTAGACAACGTAACACCAAGCGTTGCCCCAAATATGCCTTGAGCACTTGTTGACGCTGTCCCTACATAGTTAGCGTCTAACCGAAAGAACTGAGCGCCGGGTATGACCCCGCGCTGCGTGCCTTGCGCCGTAGCGTAGAACGCCTTGCCATCAAACTCGACAGAGCCGATAGCGGGCGTTGTGCCAATAGTAGAATCTGCGGTGAGAACAATTGAAGACATGATTTTACTCGTACATAATGTTGATAGAACCAGCGTCAAAGGTATCTGTGCCGTTAACTGTAGTAATTCGAACTCGGTCTAGCGCAGCAGATAAAGCAGGACTTGTACCTCCTCCAGAAGTAGCACAAGTTCGCACAACGTCACCAAAGGTATGAGAGGCTATGTATGTAGTTCCAGATATTAAAAAAATAGACAAAGAACCATATACTGTTGAAGTAGCTATACTGCTGTTTCTTACTGCAAAACCAGATGTAGACGTTAAATTAGTATTTCCAGTTGTTTCTGTTACTATAGATGAACTTATGTAACCAGTAGAAGTTACAGAACCAGAACCAATTTGTATTAAAAAATTGCTTGTTCCATTTAGTGAAACTCCATTAAACATCACCGTAATACGCTTTACCCATGATGGTATGCTAGTGAAGTCGATGCTAGTGCCAGAGGTAGACGCTACAGCAGTCCCGCTGATTAATGGGGCAAGGGTTCCAGTAGCCGCTACAAGCGTCTGTGTGTTGGTTCCTGATACAGCAGGGGCTTCAATCGTTATCTGCCCTGACGTATCACCTGATATAGTAAGCGAACTCATAATATATCCTTTACAGAACCACCCAACGTGAGCCGGATGAAATTGTAACTACTACGCCTGAGTTAATAGTTAATGGGCCAACAGAGTTGGCGTTTTTAGTAGCGGCAATTGTGTAAGATGTTGTGATAATTTTTTCGTTCAGGTTAAACACGGCGTCAGAACCGCCGCCCGTAGCACCGCCGCCAATTGAACCCCACGAGCTGCTATACCCTTCAAAGGTAGACAGCGTTGAATTGTAACGGATCATACCCGCAACAGCTTGATCGGTAATCGTCGTAGACGCTACCGTCTGAGACGCGCTGACCGTGTACGTTCCTGCGCCGCCTGTGCCGGTCACGAACGCCGTGATGCGCGTGCCGGCGGTTACGCCCGTACCCGTAATCGTCGCGCCGACATAAGCCGCGCCTGTCGATACAGACGAAAGCGCAAGCGTTGTAGCTGTGATCGACCCAATGCCGGTAAACGACCCTGCGCGTTCAGCCGTCGTGCCTTCAGGAATTTTGAACTGCCCCGTGCCGCTGCCGTACAAATAACTGCCGACCGTGATGGAGCCAGATGCGTTTAGCGTGCGGCCAGAAATATCTTTAGTAGCCGAGATAGTTTCAAAAGTCGTCGTGCCAGTAAACGCCGTATTCGGGTCTAACAGAACCGTGCCTGTAGCCGCCGGGAACGTAATTGTGTTCGCGCCCGCAATAGGAACGGTTTCTAAGTCTACATAGCCAGATGTTGAGCCGTTAATGCGAAGCGATGTAATGCTAGACTCAGGAATTCCGTCAATATTGTCTTTTGTCCAGATTGTAACGCTTGCCGAGGTCTGCAACACAAACTTGTAGCTGCTACCCGTAGTCAAAAAAACTTGGGCTGACACGCGCCCTGCCGAATCAAGCACAATCGGGTTGGTGTTAGGTGTAGCGCCAGTGCTGTCGGTAAATGTTGCAAGCGGTGTAGTTGTCCCTGCGGCGTAAGTATATAGCAGTCCACCCGTCAACGGATCGCCGTTGTCGTCGAAGAACTGCCAGCCTGCACCGGCTAAAGGGGAAAGAATGACTGCCATAGCCGCACCCTACATTGATTTTTACTATTGCACAAGTTGGTAAGTAGCCGTGAAAGAATAGACCGTTGACGCTGTATTTGTAGCCGTAAACCGAAATTCAAGTTGATCATTTGTAATATCAGCCAAGATAGCGCCCTGCGCTGTACCGCCTGCGGTGGTCGTAGCAAACGTGCCTGCGGCTTGACCGGAAAACGTAAATTTACTGGCGACAGGCAATGTCATTTTCAAATTACACGCGCCTGTAGCCGTAGCCTGTATCGTAACTTGACCGCTTACCGTAAGCACGTTGTAGATTTGAAAATACTGACAAATTGCAGGCGTGCTAGACGCGATGTTGGTCGTGTTAACCAATGTTGGCGTATAGACATCGCTTACAATTGTGTTCAGGTTTTCAAAAAACCGAAACCAAGCGCGGGAGATTAATCCTGTAGTCGGGTCTGTTAGCGGGACTTGTGTGGTTGGGACGCGGTTTGCGTTAGGCACTTGAACCGCTCAATAACAGATTTGCGCCGACGATAGCTATCTTCACAGGATCTGTTCCTGATACCTCATACACCCGGTCGCGCAGTTTATTGGTCATACCAAGCCGACGCCAGAAGGTACGAGTGCCGTAAGCACCAATTGCGCCCATTGACGACCAATGTTCATTTGACCATGTATGCCCGCCATCGTCCGACCAACGGAGCATGGCTTCCGGAATATCGCCCTGCCCGCTGTTAAGCCCGACGCCTGTTTCAGCGTCAAGCTGAAGGCTGTGCTGGGCTGTACGGACGAGCGTGTTCTGGTCTTGCGGTAGAGCCCGCCATGAACGAAGCCAACGCTGTGGTTGGTCATCATCAGAGTACGTTTCCAAGTCAAACGCATAAACGCGGCCATCATTGTAATCGCCAACGATAACTTCATGGTTGAACGCCATCTGGCAGTTGGAACGATGACGGGTATACTCCCCGTTTACCCACGCAGCCCGCTCGTGCCAGTTGTCGGTTGCAACATCATACACCCACGTTGCGCCGGCAGATGGAAAGATCAGAACGTAGAAGGCGTGGCCGTCCTGTTGGTATGTGTAACCGATAGCATCCGAGATATTACCGTATTGTTGAATTTGCCACTCAATAGCGTGCGTTGAAATACGTTGGCCTGTATATCCGTTCGTGCGGTAGACGATGCCCTCACCGCGTGCATCGCCGCCGAGCCAGAACACGCCGTTGTCCAGTTTGGCGACCGAGTATGCAGCTACGCACCCGATTTCGTTGTAGGCGCCCTGAATACGGGTTAACGGAAATCCTGCGTTGGCTGCGTCGTACCAGACTTCGACCGAGTTCGTGCCAAACAACCATGCCTCGCGATGGTCAATGATAAGCGAGACAAGGCCGTCGGGCGAACCTTCAGCACTGGCAAAATCGAGCGGATCTACAGACGATCCATCAAGAAGAACCGTTGTCCATACGCGTTGTGAGTTAGGCTCGTTAAAAACAAAATACCCGTCCAGATATCCGACCGTAACAGCGCCGGGGAAATCAACGTCGGTAATAGGCGCGAATATCAACGTGGTAAAATTAAAAATGTAGCCGTCAGGGTTGGAAGCAATAAACAATTGCGTCCCGTTATCTGCCATCGACACTTGACCCGTGCCGCTAACATAGCCGTAGACTTCTGCGTTGTAACTTGTGTCAATGCGGTAGAACGTATTGCCTGATATAACGTAGGCATACAGCCCGTTAGGGTCAGGTGACCACAATCCGCGAATAGGGCCAGTGCCAAGGGTCGCAAGCAGACGAAGACCTGGAGCGCGGTTCAAGAACCCCGCTGTCTTGCCTGCTTGAGGCGTAGCCTCTGGAAACAAGTTAACCATGCGGCTGTCAGCAGCGTTAACACTGCGAGCAACATAGCTTTGGCCTAAGATAGGTGTTTGCATCAATAGTTGCCCGCAAAAATGTTAAACCGTTGACGAGTTCCAACAATCGCGTATGGAATAGACATGACATCATCAGGATTGTTAATGCGCTTCAGATTGCGCTTAGATGTCATTGCAATGCGTTGCACTTGCGGTGAAGGCTCTACACCAAACTCAGCCGCAATTTCACAAGCAAGGTTGTATTTGAACGCTCTGAGGTAACCCGGTGGGAAAGCAAGGGTGGTGGACAGCAACGCAGGCTTTGTTAACTCTTCAACAGAAATGAAATGCCACTCAAGCACCTTGGTAGGCTTGGGGTACACATACATCTCAATGTCGGGGTAAGTCATGTTAACCCAGATCACTTGCGGGTATGTGCTAGTGACTGTTTTAACCGCAATACCGTCGTATTGCTGTTGATTGATAATCTTGATGCCGTAAGAGATGCCCGACGCCGTGTCGATGAAGTATGTGGAGTCATCCAGAAGTATTGGACGGTTGCCGACAAAATCTCCGGTTGGGCCAAGCGTGCGGCTAAGGACGTTAGGCGGCCAATCAAAAACTTGGTCTTGTGTAGAAAAGACAGCTAGACGTTCTGTGTTCCACGAATCAATCATTTGATTGAGCGCGGCAAGAGCGTCCTGAGACGTTGCCGCAGAAGGTGTTTCGGCTTCTGCAAGCTGACCAATGAGCCGCAAAGCGCCGTTGATTTGATCTCCTGCGGTAGTCGTCATGGTGGCTCCTTATGCCTCGTCTGGCTTACGACGACGACGTACTTCTAACTCATTTGTGGTCTCGTTATCAACTGGTTTATCTTTAACGCGAACCCAGCCATGTTCTTTATCGTGTTGAATTTCCATTTCGGAAATAGCAATTTTTCTGCCGTGTACCGGATGCTCAAGGATGACGTTCATTTTTTGCCCTTTGAAATTGGGGCGGGAATTACCCCCGCCCCGTTTTTATTACGAGATCGCGTAGAGCGCCCAAGCCCCATCGCTCGTTTTACGAGCGCGGAATGAACGAACTGTACCGGCAGTCGCCGCAACGGTCATAAGACCTTGCGAACCAGACGAACCAATCGACCAACCTGTGTTGGTTGTTACCGTAATAACGCCAGAACCCGTGACGTTAATGATACGGAAATCGAAAGTTGAACCGGCTTTAGAGTTGGTCAACGTATTGTCAAGGGTCGTTGCGAGCGGAAGCGTATATGCTGCCGTCG